TGCCCTGAGCAGAGAGTGGTAATACTCGTTGAGCCAGATGCAATACATGTCAAGTTCTGTAAACGACTCGTCCTTGACTGTCTCAACCTTTTTGGCTGCTCTTTTAGCAGTTGCTTTTTTCCGTACTGGTTTCTTCTTGGCAGCCATATTCCTCTCCCTACCCTGCCTTGTATGCCTGTCCTGTTTTTTCTGAAATCTGAACCGCCTCTTGCACCTTCTTCATGCTGGTACCTGCGGGCTGGATGCCCTGGGCGCGGGCTGTTCTGTACGCCTCTAGTTCCCTATCCCACTTGCGGGTAGAAACATTGAGGTTGGAGTTAGCATCTCCAGCGTTCATAACAAGGGTTCCAACTTTGCATCCGAAGCATCCCTCTACATATTCTGGGTGCTTTTGTATTTGATGTAGGTTCATGCTGGTGTTATGTACGCTCCATATCCTTGTGCGGTAAGTGCATCCTTTGTTTCTTCATCTATCAAAGTAACTGTTCCGCCGAGGTAAAACTCTTGGGCTTGGTCAATCTGTGTCTGTGCTGGATAACGGTAGGAGGAATAAACACCGTTTATACGGAGCACTGATATACCGCGGGCTAGTTCGTATCTATCAAATAAGGGACCGTAACCCGCTGGTGTTTCATTCACTGTAGGGGTAGTGAAGTAATAGTTTGCCATGTCATCCTTATTCTGGGTTGGGGGGCTACCCGCTATGTGATAACCCCCGCAACGCCTACTGCTTAGAGAGCAGCGATTGAAGAACCTGTCTCGATACGATAAAGAGCAGCCTCTCGGTAACGGGTCCATCCAAGAACGCCGTACCAACCGATTGGTCGGAATCGCATCAATCTATCGGTGACTGGTCCAATGACCACACCTGGCTCTTGTGCAACAGCCTCAGCAAGTGCCTGCTTACCGCAAAGGATTGTGCTGAATACTCGGGTAACTGGAGTTACCTGAACATTGCCAGTGACAACTGCGGTGTTAGCGAGGTCAACCGTGAAGGTTGTGGTGTTGCCAGTGGTGCTGATTGCAGTAATCTTTGCACCAGATGCAATACCAGTTCCAGAAACCTTGTCGCCAACTTCTGCGCGTGAAGCGATGACAGCCGAAGAAGCAACACCGAAGGTGAAGCCAGCGGTTGCACCGGTTACGGTAACAGCAGTGGTCGCGAGAGGGGTCTGGTCAGCGCCGGACTTAGCGCTGTACATGCGTGGGTTCTCAACGAAGAACGCACCTTCGTAGGTTCCGATGGAGCCTGCGAACAGGTTGCCAAGGGAAGCATCAGTGTGTGCGTGGGTATCGCGCCAGCCGACGGAGCCGGACTCTGCACGAAGGTCGTGCGAGACTTCTGGGTGGATACCAACCCAATAGAGGCTACCCGAGCGTGGGACAGCCTTGTTTGCACGCAACTTGGCAACAGCCTTGCGGATGACTGCCGAATCAATATCGTCAGAAGCATCAACAGTTGCGGTTGAGGTAGCGTTCCCGCCGTAAAGAACATTGGTACCTGCACGAAGAACATTCTGTGCAACGGTATCAAGCGAGTCAGCCATGTTGAAGGCGATGATGTCTGCGATAGCAGGGTCAACATCGGAGAGCGAGAACAACTCGAGTTTACGGGTTGCGAGCGCTGCGTTGCCGTACTCATTGAGAGTAACGGAAACGGTGGAGACATCTGGCAATGCGATTGCATCTGGGTCAGTTGTCTCTTGAAGGGTTGAAGTAGCAGCAGCCAAGTCATTGTAAAGCGAGAATACAACGCTTGAACCAGGCATTGCCTGTTGTGCTGGCTTCTTGTCCGCAACAGCACGAATCATCGGCTGAGCGCGGAGGGCAAACTCAACATAGCGGTCATACGCTGTCTTGACTAGACCAGCGAAACTCGTTGTGTCGGTATATGCCATGTGTTCACCTCCTGGTGATTGGTTGATGTGTGGTTTGGTTATAGACCAAGGAGGGCATCAAGTTCTTCTTTAGTCTTAGCATTGAGAACCCTAGACATAGCATCCTCGTCAACCGAAGGTGGTTGACCAGTAGAAACCATGTTGTTGATTCTTGCATGTGCTGCGACATCTGGAACTTGTGCTTGTTCTTGCTGTTGGACTGGCGCTCCAAAGACATCGCCATATTCGTTTACCCACTGGTTGATTGCTTCTTCCGAGGCATCAATGTCCTGTGGCACGAACGCTGCAATCTTTGGATTGAGTCCTTTAGCCTGTAGAACTTCCTTGACAGTACGCTGACGGGTCTGTACTTTCAGACCTGACAACTCCTGCTCTAGTTCTTTCGCACGCTTTTCTAGCGCACGGTTTACTTTGCGGAGTTGAGCAACAACATCTGTTGAAGTGTTGTCATCTTCGTCATCGTATTCGTAATTGGTAGCCATCTACCTATCTCCCTTTTCGTTGTATTCGCAGTCCTCGCATGGATTCGGGGAAACCCATACGGCTACCGCTACCAGACTTCTACGCCCCCCTGGGCTGGTCGGTCAGGGTGGGGGTTCTATATGTTTGTTTGCTGTAGGGATGTTGCGGTGACTCCGCCACGCTCCTGGAAGCGTGCTAACTCACGAGCAGTTCTACGCTGTGAGGCAAGACCTGCTTGAATATCGCCACCAACGACTGCTTGTACAGCCTCTACATCCTGATAGTTCTGTCCTTCGATAGCAGCAAGCCTGCGCTGTGTGTCAGCCAACTGCTTTGCTCTCTGGAATGAGGCAGAAATCTGATTGTAGGAAGATTCTCCAACTGCTCCAATAAGACTTCGTGCAAGTTCGTCTGCTCCTGGAAGCGCTCTTGCAACTCCAGCAAGACCTGCTTTGGTTGCTGCTGCACCAATCTCGGCAGTCCTAACTTGCTTGCGGATAACATCTATACCAACCGTCGGGTTGAGGATATAAGTCAAGACCGCACTCTTATCTACCTCTGGGTAGAAAGTCTTGAATGTTTCCATGACCTCTGGGTTTTCATCGAGACGGTTTGCTGCCGTGCTAACGCGCTCCTCAAACTCTCGAGGCGCTACTGTATTCTCTATGTACTTTCCAAGCATTTGCCTGCTACCAAGTATGCTGGTGTCAAGTCCAAATGCTCTGAGAGTCTGCAAGTAGCCACGCTCATTCGAGATATAGGTAGCCTCATTGATGGCTACGCCAGCCTTACGCAAGGCTTCCATTCCTGGAAAGCGGTCCTTATAGGATTTAGTGTTAGGCAAATCCATCTTGATTTGAGCGATAGTCTTATCTTCAATAATCATCGCATCAACAGTATCTGCTAAATCTGCTAGACCAATCTCTCCAAGGGTTGCCTTGAACTCTTGTTGGGCAGTTCTGCGTTGCCTGTTTTCCAACTCCTTGGTGTTATCTACTGGCTTTGGAAGTTGGATAACCCCATTGACATAGGTTGCACCATAGAGGGTTCCGGTATATGGGATGCCATTGGCAGTCAGCGGACTTTGGGCATTGCCATTTCCAGCATAGGAAGTCGGCTGGTTGCTTGCACTATCTACCTTGAGAATACCGTTTACATAGGTAGCCCCATTGTACTGTCCGGTATATGGGGAACCGTTGAGTGCTAATGGGTCACCAGTTGTACCAGTTCCGGTCCATGTATCACCCTTTGGGGTTGGTTCAAGTGGTTGTTTCGGGGTAATAACAGGCGTGGTTATTGGCGTTGGAGCAATAGCAGCATCGGTAATCCCGAACATTCTTTCTTCTGCGCCAGTAAGCCCAGGTCCTTGGTTAGCCCGCGGAGTAGCAGATGGTGCCTGAGCAGATTCACCCGTTGTAGCCAGGTAATCTTCGTAGGACATCCTATCTTCCTGTGGAAGCATCTGTTGAAGATTGCTCCATTGTCGTCTTGTCATCGCCATGGGTTAGCCTGCAAATCCGAACATCTTTGCAATATCAAGTGCCATATTGCTATAGGTTTCCTTTGCGTTCTTGGTGTACTGCCACATTGGGTCCTGCTTGAGTTGCTTACTGAAGTCGGCAAAGGTGCGAGCATTACCCGTATCTTTGTCAATTACTTTACCCATCAAGTCATTCCAGGTAATTGCGGTGGAATCAATCTCAAGGAGTTGAGCCATCTGCTGACGGTAGTTGTTCGTCACTTCATAAAGGCTTCTGCCAGTCTTGAGAGACTCCTG